AGGCGGTAGTGGGCCCGGACAGTGCCGGCCTGTGGGAGGTGATGGACGCCGCCACCGGTGAATGGTTCGCTGTGGTGGGCATCGAAGACCAGCAGGCCCTGGTGGCCGCGGCCGGCCCTGATGCGACCGTGCGGCGGCTGGATTCGATCGACTTGGTGGCCATGGGTGTGCGTTGCGACGCCTACCAGGAGGAGGGCTGATGCAGCAGGAGCAGGATCCGACCGGACGGAGCGCCCACGAGCCCGGGGCCAAGCTCGATGCCGGCAAGACCCGCGCCGGCCTGGTGCTGGGTGGCTTCAGCCGGGCCCTGGAGCAGCTGGCACAGGTCGGCACTTTCGGCGCCCGCAAGTACACCGACAACGGGTGGCGCACGGTGCCCAACGGGGTTGATCGCTGCACCGACGCCCTTTGGCGGCACCTGTTGGCTGAGCATCAGGGCCTGGAACTCGATCCCGATTCCCAGCTTTTCCATGCCGCCCATACCGCCTGGAATGCCCTGGCGCGGCTGGAGCTGTTGCTGAGCTCTCTGGAGCGAAACCAGTGAGCAGTCATCTCTTGCAACTTGGCGACTGCCTGAAGGTGCTGCGCACGCATCCGGGTGCCTCGGTGGATGCTTGCGTGACCGATCCTCCGTATGGGCTGAGCTTCATGGGCGAGGCCTGGGACTACGACGTTCCGCAGGCCGAGGTGTGGCGGGAGGTGTTGCGGGTGCTGAAGCCTGATGGACATCTCTTGGCATTTGCGGGCACCAAGACGCAGCACCGAATGGCGGTGCAGATCGAGGACGCGGGCTTTGAGATCCGCGACATGATCGCGTGGGTGTATGGGTCGGGATTTCCGAAGAGCCACAATCTTGCCGGCGAATGGCAGGGCTGGGGCACGGCGCTGAAGCCAGCGCTGGAGCCGATCACGGTGGCGCGCAAGCCGTTCAAGAGCACGGTGGCGGCGAACGTGCTGGAGCACGGGACTGGCGCGATCAATGTGCATGGGTGTCGGGTGGCTGCAGCTGCTGGCGATGAGCCGCTGAAGTGGGAGCACGGGCGCGGGATGGGCTTTCATGGCGCCGAAGATCGAGGACCGTGTGCGGCTGGCACTTCACCAGGCCGCTGGCCGGCGAACCTGATCCACGACGGCGGCGATGAGCCGTGCGCGCTGCTGGGTGATGCCGCCCGGTTCTTCTACTGCGCCAAAGCCAGCAAGGCCGACCGCGGCGACGGCAACGCCCATCCCACGGTGAAGCCCACCGAACTGATGCGCTACCTCTGCCGGCTGGTGACACCACCGGGCGGCGTCGTGCTCGATCCGTTTATGGGCTCAGGCTCCACGGGGAAGGCTGCGGCGCTAGAGGGCTTCCAGTTCATCGGCATCGATTGCGACCCCGCCTACTACGCCATGGCTGAGTACCGCCTCAACGGTGCTCAATTAGGCCTTGCCCTGGGAGCTGCAGCATGAGCCAGGAACGGCGCGAGCAGCTGGCCCAGCAGCTCACAGAGGAGCTCCGGGGCCTGGAAGATCAGCAGATCAGCCGGATCGGTCGGATCTGGGAGAGCGCCCTGCGGCAGGCGATGCGGCGTGTGATGGGCCTGCTCGACAACATCGAGGCCCAGCCCTGGTACGACCCCAAGACCACCCCCGGGGCCTTTGCGGGCTCCACCCCCGATGGCCCGGTGCCCATCGAGCCGGTGGAGAAGAACCAGGCCGCCTTGTACCTGCAGGGCCAGCTGATCCAGGACCTGCGGCGGGTGCTCGACGAGGTGCGCCTCACCCCCCAACAGGAGGTGCGGCTCGAGGAGGAACTCAGCACCCTGTTCAACCGGGCCCAGGACCTTGGCGCCGAATACGCCCTGCAGCTCACCCGCGACGGCCTCGAGCCGGCCTTGCAGGTTGCTCGTCCGCCGGAGACCGATCCGGTGCTGCAGCAGTGGCCCGAACGTGAGCAGGCCCGCTACCAGGAGGGTCAGCGGTTCACGCGCCTGTTTGACATGGCCGGCTCAGTGGCCGCGGCCGAGCGGGACTTCCGCAGCCTGGCCATGAACTACCTGCGGCAGCGGGAGCTGGCCACCGATGCCCATGTGGCGGCCAGCAAGCACTACTACTTCAAGTGGTGGCGCCACTGGGGCGAGACGGTGAGCTTCGTGACGGCCCGGCAGATGGCCGCCGGCCCGGATCCCCGCCGCCTGAAGCGGGAGCTGCAGAAGGCGATCCCGAACATTAACGAGGCCTTCCGCAGCAGGGCCGAGACCATCGCCCGCACCGAGACCTTGATGGCCAGTGGTGAGGCTCAGGAGCGCACCTACCGGCGGCTGCGGGTGGGCTTCGTGCAGTACCTGGCGACGGCCGACGACCGCACCTGCGATTTCTGCGCGCCGCGCCATGGCTGCCTCTACTGGATCGGATCGATCAAGACCCCCATCCACCCGAATTGCCGCTGCGCCACCACGCCGGTGACGCTGGAGAGCCTGGTGTTGCAGAACAGCTTTGCCGAGGGCCAGGAGAGCACGTGGGAGGCGGAGGCCCAGGCCCAGGCGGGCGCCGTGCAGCGCCACTTCGAGGAGGCCAACGGTGAAGGGGCCCAGATGCGGCCGATCGGCGGCCCGGGGCAGGGTCGTAGTGTCCGCGACTTGCCGCTCATGGAGCGCAACGGGCTGCCGGCCACCAAGAAGCGCCAGGCCCTGCCGGCCGATGACCCGCGCAACGCCGGCTCGAGGCCCTGGCCTGCAGGGGAGCCGGTGTGGTGCCCCAGGCGTGGCTGGTTGGACCCCAATGCCCGCATGGCCTATGAATCTGTGGTCGCTGAGGTCAAACAGCTCTAAGCGTCAAGCCTTGCGGCCTTTGTCCCTCATTGCCGCCTCCCACTGATCCAACCAGAGCTTTGGCTGATACGTGTCGCCCTCAACCCACAGCTCGGCCAGCTCCGAGGGCCGGTAGTTGCCAAACCCGGTGAGCACTGCAAAAAACCGTTTGCGGTGCCGTGCGCTGGCTTCTGCGGCCAGGTTGTCGAGGGCCTCGCTTGGGTCCAGCCCGCACTGCTCCACAACGCGCCGCATCTGGCTGCGCCACTTGCCTGAGATCTCACTGGCCCGGCGCTGACCGAGGGTGGGCGCGGGGGTGGAGAGAAAGGCCTCTGGCACATCACGCAGGCCGCAGTAGCAGGCCCAGAACTCCAGCGCCGTCCATGCCGGGCAGGCCTCATCGCCCAGTGGAATGGCCCCTTCCAGCTTCTCCTTGATCGCCTGGGTTTTGACCGGGCCCCAGTCCTTCTCGACGATGCGGCGGTTCAGCTCGCCCAACTGCCAGAACGCCTTTTGGCGCAGCTCGCCGGCCTTGCCCTGCTCGATCACCGAGAGGTTGCCGTAGGAGATCGCCTCGAAGCCGGCCTCCTCAGCCCAGCTGCAGGCGGTGTACTGGGTCCAGCCGTTGCGCCGCCGCCAGTTGAGCAGCATCCGCCCGAAGGCGCCACGGCTCGCCTCCTGAGTCTCCAGCAGCTCCTGATAGGTGAGCATGGCGTATTGGCTTAAAACAGCAAGGATTCAACGTAGATCGGCTTCACAGGGCAAGCCTGGGCTCAGCTGAGCAGCCAGGCCGCCAGCCTGAAGTGATTGCCACTTGTGCCACGGCGCTGGCGTTCAGAGGATCGCTCAGCCCTTGGGCCCGGCAGGGCGCCGGATGAACAGCTGCCCCAGACCGGATGCCGGCCCGCCCAGGGTGCTGAGCGGAAGCGTGTCCACCAGCCCGATGTGATCGAGCCAGTGGATGGCCACCAGCAGTTCCCCAGGGTCGGACCAGTTCACCCCCAGCAGCTTGAGGCCAAGGCCGAAGCGCAGGAGGAATTCGGGCTCATTGGCCCGGGTCCAGATGACCGGAATCAGCGCGCAGAGCTTGCCCTGGTGCTGCCGCACCCACGCCGCGCTGCCCAGGGTGGAGCGGAGCCGGTCGGCAACCGAGGCCTGGTAGGTGCGGGTGGTCATGGCCTGATGCTCTGCAGAAGCACCCGGGCCGCGGTGCCCCAGCCGCAGCAACCCCAGAGGATCCAGCGCGGCGCCAGCCGCTCAAGGATCGGCTCATCGAGGGCCACCGGTGTGGTGGTGGAGTTGGTCCACCAGAACGGGCCGATGCGCCCGCCGGTGCTGCTCAGGTGGAACCTCATGCCCGAACCTCCAGCTCGGCCCTCAGGTGGTTCTCCACGATGGCCAAAAGGGTGTGGGGCACTTGCCTGGGGTTGGGCCGCCACCGCTTGGCGCTCCAGCCGCTGCCGTCCCAGTGGGCAATCTGATCGAGCAGCTTGCGATCCCGGCCCATCTTCTGAAACCGCACCAGGTTGGGGAGCTGGTCGTAGGGGCGCTCGACCATCCAGCGGGGTCCGAGTTTCAGATCGTGCGTGTCCTGGTGGATCAGCTTCGACATGGCGCCTCAGGGCTGGAGGGGCATAACAAGGGGTGCCGCGCCGGGCGCCAGGGCACGAACGGCGATGGCGTCACGGATGCAGCTGAAGCCCACCAGGCCGCCGATCAGCAGCAAAGCAGGCCCAAAGATCAAGGCGACCTCAGAACGGGTCATGGGACCTCACGGGAAAAGACTGTGACCACGCTCCGGCGGTCGATCTGAGCATACATGATTCAGAACGGATCTGCTATCATTCAGGAGTCAGAGGGAGGCCTCTGGCGTCCATCGCGAGAAATGCCATGCAAGCTCTGCAGGTTCAGAACAACATCAAGCCCTTCGCCGCTGTTCCGGTTCAGCGCCACGTGCCCGCCTACTGCGACCCCACCAACGAGGTCCGCGGCGATCTGTACGACCGCAGGCTTGACGTTAAAGAGATCGCCAAGCGCATGCGGCAGGTCATCAAAGCTGAGTTGCCTGGTGTGAAAGTCAGCGTGCAAATTGATCGTTTCAGCGGCGGCTGCAGCATCGACGCGACCCTCAAGGAGGCCCCGTTCAACACCGAGCCCTTGGTGCCGATGCAGGAGTGGCATGACGCCCAAGACCGGGATGGGTTGCGCCGGCCCTGGAGGGAAAACTTCGAGCCAGCAATGGTCCAGACCATGGCCAAGCTCAAAGAGATCCACGGCCGCTGGAATCGCGACAACAGCGACAGCATGAGCGATTACTTCGATGTAAACTACTACGGCAGCATTTGCGACCCGAATGGCATGAGCTGGTAGGCGCCTGCTGGCCCCTTGATCCGCGCCAAAGCCCGCTGAAATGGCGGGCTTTTTTGTGGTTACGGTTTGGTAGTGCCCATTGCTGATTGATGGCCAAAACCAATACCGGCTTCGCGCTTCTCACCTTGGGCCAGTGGTGTCGAAATCACGGCATCTATGAGATCCGTGATGTTGTGGCCAAGGCCGCCCAGTTGGCCGCCGGGGCGGAATCGTCCGAGCTGCTGGCACAGGCCCTCGAGGAAGCGGCCGCGGCCGCCGATGTGGAGGTCTGCCCGATGCCTCAGGCCAAGCAGGAGCAGCAAGCGGCTGAGCCGGCCCTGCAGGACACCGGCAAAGGCCGCCGCCGCGCTCGTGCCGACAAGGGTCGGTTTCAGGGCGACGACCCGGCCACGCCGGAGGTGAATGAAGCCTGGGCTGAGCCTGGCCAGGGCGAATGAGCAACCTCAATGAGATCGTCCGCCTGGTGAAGGCGGAGCTAAGTGCCCTGATCCAGCCGGTGCAGCTGCTGTCGGTGAATCCGACCAGGGCAACCGGAGAGGTGACGGGGCGGTTCCGCTCCAACGGGATCTTGTTCGACTACAAGATCGGCGGCGGCACGGTGAGCTATCGCCCAGTCGGCAGCTCTGGCCGATCGGATGCAGCCGGCGGTCTGGATGACGCCAAGGTGCTGGCGCTGTCGCTGTTGGCCTCCCGGCGACGGATGGACGGCAGGGCCCGCTCCGGCCGTCTGGACGGCTACCGGGAGGTGATGGGCTTCGGCCGGATGGACGCCGGCAAGGGCAAGAAAAACTGCAGCAGGGGCTATGGCTGCGGCAGCACCTGCATTGAGGCCAGCAAGGAGTGCGTCAAGACCGGGGGCGCCGCAAGCCAGAAGCTGGCCGCGGCCCTTAAAGGCGAGTCCAGGCCTCGGGAGTCAAAGGTGCAATCCCAGGACGGGCGCCGCATTGCAGCCCTCAATGCCAAGCGGGATCAAATTGGCCAGGCCCTGATGGCTGAGCTGAGCAAGGCGCGGCCCGA